AGATATGATTGAGTTACTTTTTTACGTGGTTTTGGTGGACGGGTTTGTTTTCTGGGTTTAACCTCAATCACATAGGTTTTAAGATCCCCTGAGTTCTCTTTAACCTTTATAATAAAATCTGGATAGTAACGACGGGTCTTACCATCAGGAGCACGGTATGGGATAAAGAACTCTTCACTTCCCCACTCTACAATACTCTCATTGATGTCACAGTAATTACAGAACTTTCTTTCCCAAGAACTACGACAGATAATAGTGTTTGGATTACCCTTATATTTCTTAGGTTTAGTGGGTTTAAATAAACTTTTTTTACTTTCGGCCATACATAATATATAAGGTATAAAATATTTATAAATGCCTACACCAAAAACTATATCTGAAATTAAATCTAATTTACTTCGACCTGCTTTAACTTCTCATTATGAAGTTACAGTTAGTCCACCTCCGGGTACGGTGATGGACTGGTGGAAAAAGACAGGAAGACAAGGTAAGTTAAATTTACAATGTTCAGAAGCATCTCTTCCAGGATCCCAACTGGGTACAACAGAGGTTGCTAATAATTATCATGGGGTAACTGAAAGATATGTAAACCGAAGAATATTTGATGATAGAATTGATTTCACTTTTTATCTAGATGCAGGAGATTATACTGCTGTGAGATTTTTTGAGTATTGGATAAGCTATATTACTGAAGGATCAACGGGACCGGGACAAAAGGCGGGTAATTATTTTTATCGCATGAGATATCCTCGTGGAAATGGAGATGGATATATCACCCCTCAGGGATTATCGATTACAAAATTTGAAAGAGATTATAATGAAAATAAAGTTTTGCAATATGAATTCGTTAATAGTTATCCAATAGCCATTACTTCGATGCCTATATCATATGATAGTTCTGATCTCTTGAAGTGTAATGTATCTATGACTTATATTAGGTACTTAGTTAACACTACTTTTCCACCTCTTTCAGATAGTGCAACTGCACGAGTATCGTCTATAATAGATCAGGCATCTACAAATACTACAAGTATTCTTGGAGATATAATACCAGATCGAGTGGGATCCGCCTTCCCTCTTGGAGCCAATGATCTGTCAGGAACATTATCCAATGTTGGGTGATAAATAAGTATACTGAATTGTATTAGGACATTATGCCTTTACCAAAGATTGCCACGCCAACATATGAGTTGGAGTTACCTTCCACTGGCGAAACTATTAAATACAGACCTTTTTTAGTTAAGGAAGAGAAACTATTAGTTCTTGCATTGGAAAGTGAGGATACCAAACAGATCACTACTGCCATTAAAGCCGTTCTTAAATCTTGTATTCAAACAAAAGGAATTAAAGTAGAGACTTTACCTACGTTTGATATTGAATATCTTTTTCTTCATATTCGTGGTAAGTCTGTTGGAGAAACTCTTGAAGTTAATGTTATTTGTCCTGATGATGAAGAGACTCAGGTTAAAGTTAATATTAATTTAGATTCTATTGAAGTTGAAAAGAATGAAGATCATAATAAACAAATTAAACTTGATGATACTTTAATGATGGAGATGAAGTATCCGTCCTTGGATGAATTTATTAAAAATAATTTTGATTTTAAGGAAACCAATCAGATGGATCAATCATTTGCTTTAATTGGTTCTTGTATTGATAAAATTTATAATGAAGAAGAAGTATGGGCCACTGCTGATTGTACTAAGAAAGAAGTGAATGAGTTCTTAGAGCAGATGAATTCATCTCAATTTAAAGAGATTGAAACTTTCTTTGAGACTATGCCTAAGTTATCTCATACTATTAAAATAAAGAATCCGAAGACAAAAGTTGAAAGTGATGTGGTATTGGAAGGATTAGCGTCTTTTTTCGCGTAGCGATGACTCATATGAGTCTTGAGGCATATTATCGCTTAAATTTTGCCTTGATGCAGTACCATAAATATAGCTTAACAGAGATTGAAAATATGATGCCTTGGGAACGAGACATCTATGTGGCTCTTCTTCAACAACATCTTGAAGAAGAAGAAAGAAAACAAAAGCAAGCCCAATCGAAGCATGGCTGAGTCACGCCAACAATTAATACAAGGATCTTCTTTTTTTCAAAGACAAAAAGAGAAGTTAGGTAGCTTCATGGCGAAGAGGTCTACCATCACTGGTGGTGCTTTTAAGAAAGGAACAAGTCAAGAGTCATATGATAATATTGAGAAGAGAGTAGGTAATAATGAAGAAAAGATTACTTTTTTAAAAAAAATTATAAAAACAAGAAAAGATAATGTAGATAAGAAATTTGGGACTCAGAATACCTTGTTATCTACTTTACAATCCATTGCATCAAGTGTGGATTCTATTAGAGATACATTAATTCAAAGACAAGAATCTGGGGAAGAAGGGTCTGATGATAGAAGGACACGGGCAGAACAGGATGAGTTTGATAAGAGGGAAAAGGATTTAGAAAAAAAGAATAGATTTGAAGGTTTAAAAAGTGTAGGAAGTAAAGTACTTCAACCTGTAATGAGTTTGTGGGATAGGATATGGAATTTTATAAAGACATTATTTTTTGGGAAGATACTTCTTAACTTATTGAAGTGGATGGCAGATCCTGCTAATCAAAAGAAAATTAAATCTTTTGGTAGATTTATAAAGAATTTCTGGCCTGCATTGTTGACGGGTGCATTACTCTTTATGACTGGATTGGGTGGAATGATCACGAATATGACTGTGGCAATTGCATTATGGATTCCTAAAATGCTTGCTGCTATTGCAGGGTTGAAAGCGAAAGCATTGATAGGCGGTGCTGGGATGATGGGTTTTGGTAGAAAAGCTCTCTCTGCTTTTGGTGCTACGAGAAGATTTAATGAAGGTGGTGTAGTAGAAGGTCCATCTGGTGTAGATCAAGTTCCTTCAATGTTAACCGAAGGAGAATCTGTATTGCAGGTGGGGGCAAGAGAAAGAATGATGAACACCTTGGGTGTTGATCCACTTTCATTTAATGTAGGACCTAAGGCTAATAGACCTTCATTCTCTGGGGGTAAGAGTTTTTTCAATAATGGTGGGATTGCTACTAATCAACATGCACAGGTTCAATATAATCCAAAAACGAATCAGAGAGAAGTGGTAAGTGGTAATATTGATATTGACGCAGCTAACCAGATTAGTAGGAGGCTATCTTTAGAAAGGCAGGAGTCCGAGGCCATTAAATCTCATGGTTTCAATTCAGTTGAACGTAAAGAAGTACAGAAGCAAATTATGATTCTTGATGGTACTCCCGCCGAGGCTATTATTATTGAGGATGATGGACAACCTATAAGGATTAAAAGTTATAGTACCTTTGATGGTGTGACTTCAGTAGAGAGTGATAAAGATTATAAAAACAGATTATCAAGAGAGAAATTTAATCGTAATGTTGGTGGTGTTGCTGATTTTATGACATTCGGTATGTTTGATTTTGATCAACAAAATCGTAAGGGAGCACCAAAAGATTGGGGTATAAACAGGATAGCAGGGGGTATTGCTGATTATCTGACATTGGGACTCACTGATTTTGATAAGAGGGGTGCTGGTATCGCTCAGTTTAATCCTATAAGTGGCGGTAAGGATAAAGCATGGAGTACAATGAAGGAACTCCGAGAGGAAAAAGAAAAGAAAACAGATCTGACTTTATCTCAGGATCAGGAAACTAAATCATCGGAGGGTGTATCAAGGACAATAGACCGAACCAATGATACAGTGGAGGTAATAACTGCACAGCAAAGTGCCAATAATAATCTTCCACTTGATCCAGGAGGATCTGGTAATGAGATCCCTTCGTTTGATGTTGGAGTGACGAGGGATGTGTCTAAGATTAGAACCCTAGGAATAATGTTGTTGTGATATGTTGTTAGGATTATTAGGAGGAGCTGGTAAAGCATTATTAGGAGGAAGGAAGAAGAAGCAGGACGGTCCTAGGATGGCTCGCCGTGTGTTTAAGAGAGAAGGTGGTAGAGATATAGGGGAACAAGAAGCACCTCAACAACAACCACAACCTACTACTCCATTGGTTCCTACGACTTTTTCTTCTTCCCCTAAACTTATTAGTAAGGCAACTACTAAGCTGGGTGGTAAAGAGACCTTAGAAGGAACTGCATTTAGAATTAAGACTAGTGTAGTCGAGATTGATACTCTTTTAAAGGGATCTCTTTTATTAGATAAGATGAGAGAGAAGCAGCGAAGGCAAAGAGAACAAGCAAGACGTAATCAAGAAGAAAAGGATTTAGAAAAAAGTAAAAGAAAATTCCCAAGTTTAGGTAGATTTTTACCAGGAAAAGCGAAAGGTTTATGGTCGAGGATAGCAAATTATTTTGTTACTCTCTTCTGGGGTATGATTATAATGAGATTGATTAAGAATGCAGGAGCACTTAGAAATGTAGCCCAATTTGTATTTGGTGCAATGAACTTTGTTATTAATTGGGGTGGAAAAATTCTTAATTTTGCTGCGACGTTGGTAGATGGAGCATTTTGGCTTGCGGATAAAGCAGAGGGTTTGGTTGGAGGTATCTTAGGAAAGTTTGGACAGGAAGGATTCCAAAAATTATCTAAGACTTTTGTAATGCTTTTGAATGCAGCATTAATGGCTGCCATGATTAATTCTCGTGTTAATGTGGGTCTTAACAGAGCAGCAGGTGCGAGAGCAAGAAATCCTGGATTCTGGACTACACCGAAAGGTAGAGTTCCTGTAACTAGGGGAGTAGGGGGAACTCGTGGATTAGGAAGTAGAGTACCAGTAACAGGTGGTGGACGAGCTCCTTTTATTGGAGGGGGAGTCAGACCTCGTGTTACATCTAGTGTTAAACCAGGACTTCAAGCATTAAAAGGAACATGGAAGACAAGTGCTGCTCCTATTATCAAGAGGATTCCACTTGTTGGTGCCTTAATGGATTTTGCTATAAATGTTTTTATCTTTAAAGAATCTCCAGGAAGAGCAGCATTTAAAGCAATAGGTGCAGGATTAGGTGCAGCATTATTGGGTGGATTATCAAGTATTATTCCAGGTATTGGAACTCTTCTTGGGGCCATAGCAGGTGGTATGGCAGGTGATCTATTAGGTGGATGGATATATGACATGATCTTTGGAGGAGGAAAGGGAGCAGGGACAGGTAAGGTTTCTGAAAAAACAGCAGGAGATGCGATTCAAGAGTTTGGAACGGCGGTAGCGGCTGGTGGTGTTGCAATCTGGGCAGCAGATAAAGCATTAAGATCGGCGGGAAGAAGGGGTAGAGGTATTAAGGGAGCATTTAGAAGAGTAAGATCAGGTCCGCTTGGTAAAAGGATAAGGGGTAGAAGGATAAAAGGTAGAATAAGAAAACCTAGAAGATTCCCTCTGAGAAACAGAGGTGCAGCTGCAAAACTGAGAGGAGGATTTGGAAAATTTGCCAAAGCAAATGCACTTACTACGGCTATATTCGCTGGAATGGAATTCGCGGATAGGAAATCCATGGGTCAAACTAATTTACAGGCAGGAGCCGGCACGGTAGCAAGTACGGCAGGTGGACTAGGAGGTGCATGGGCTGGTGGTAAGGTTGGTGCAATACTGGGTGCAAAGCTTGGTGGTATTATTGGTAGTGTTGTTCCGGGTGCAGGAACAGCAGCAGGAGCTCTCGTTGGTGGCGGTATTGGAGGTGTTCTTGGGGTGATAATTGGTGGTATGAGTGGATCAATGTTAGCAGGAGGTATAACCGATGCTGCAACGGGTGCTAATAATGCACAACCAGGAGGAGGAATAGGAGATCAACAGATGGATGAATTCCAGTGGATGAGTTTCCATAAAGGTGGAATAGTTCCTATGGATATGACAGCTGCCTTAAAGGGTGGTGAGATTGTTATTGATACAAATAGTGTTGGTCCTGCTAAGAAGATGTTACTTGCTATTAATGAAGCAAGTGGATATCAAGGAGTGATGGATGCTATTTCCAAATTTGCTCCTTATGAATCTATAGGTCAGAAGACGGTTATAGTTGAAATGCCCTCTTCATCTACACCTCAACAACAAAGTCCAAATGATGATGTATCTGCTATGTTTGCATCCTTTTCACCATCTTCTTCTGGTGGACTTGATCCTTTTGAAATATTACATAAAGGTGTGTAAATAGTATTAATAAAGTAAGATAAATGAGTAATTTAGGACCACTATTCGATAAAACAGGACAATTTTCTGCCAAAGAATTAAATAAAAAGCCTGTTAATCTGAAAAAATTGACAGGACCTGCTTCTGTTGAGGAGTTGAGTGTGGTTTCTAATAAGGATTCTAATAATACTGTTGATTTAACGGGTGGACTTATTCGTTTATTATATTATGAAAGTCTTTTATCTAATACAGTGAGAATAACATATACTTATACTGATTCAGGAGATACTACTAATAATCAAAAGAGAGGTACTAATTGTAAGAATACTACTACCGCAGTAGATGGATTACCTATTGTGGGAGAAGAAAAAGTTAATGTGAGGTTTAGTGATAATAGAGGAACAAAATTAAAACTTGAAATGTATGTGAATAAGATTACTAATTTGGATGATGAGTCAACCAAGTCGGTTGCTCAATTGGATTTGGTATCGAAAGAATTTATAATTAATGAGAAGGGTGATAGTAGATTGGAGGTATGTATGGAAGGAAAGATATCTCAGCATATAAAGACAATTTTAACGGAGAATTTAAAGACTGAAAAGAAATTAGAGATTGAAGAGACAGGTGCAACGAATTATAATTTTATTGGTAATAGAAAGAAACCTTTTTGGTCAATGAATAATCTGGGTACGAAGGCCGCTCCAACAGGAAATAAGCCTGGTAATACAGGAGGATTTCTTTTATATGAAACAGCGAAAGGGTATTATTTCAAATCTTTGGATAAATTATTAGCGCAAAAAAAGAAAAAATCTGCCATTTATACTGAGTCCACAGAGGGTGAAAAGATTCCTAAGGGATATGATCTTAAAGTACTAGAATTTGTAAGGGATAGTTCGGTTAATGTTCAAGGGAAGTATCAGATGGGTGCATATTCTACTCGTTGTATTTCTTTTAATCCTTTTAGTTGTGAATATAATGAGAAAATTCTTACTGCTAATTTAAGTGGTTTAAAATTAGGAGATAATGCTCCGGGTAATCAAGACTATCTTTCTCTTGCGGGAAAAGAATTTTGGCAATCTAATTCTGAGTTGGAGAGTAAAGAATTAAATGCAGCCTTTACGAGAACCACTTGGAATATTACAGATACGGGAACTTTACCCGGAGGAACAACCGACCAACAAATTGATAAATCTAAGGAACAGAATTTTGATTTGGAGAATATTTTTAATCAATCTATTCAGAGATATAATCAGTTGTTTGGGCAGACAACTACGATTACTGTAGCAGGAGATTTTTCTTTACATGCGGGAGATGCTATATTTGTAGACTTTCCTAAGTTAGAAGCAGATACTAAGCAGGAGAGTGATAATAAGAATAGCGGAGGAAAATATATTATTGCGGATCTATGTCATTATGTTTCTTCTAAGGAGACTTATACTAAATTGGCTTTAGTTAGAGATTCTAGGGGTAGGAAAGGTACTGCTAGTGAGAGAACTGCTACGGGATCTGAGATTATACAAAATAAAACAACAGATCGTTACAGAATAGATCCTGGTAGTATATAATAAATATATTAGTAAGGGACTAATTTTATGACTACTAAAATTCCAAAGCACGATTTAGACCACGAAGTCTATCTAGATCCTAAGGATCATAAAGAGCATATCAATCATGGTATGTTAGAATATAGTGAAGCAGATTTGGAAATGCACAATGATGCATTTCATGACCATACCGAGGAGGAGGTAGATCCTAGTGATGCCAAGATAAATGATTGGCATACTCGACATCAAGATAAGAATCTTGAAGTTTATTGTGACAACCATCCAGATTCATTGGAGTGTAGAGTCTACGACGATTAAGATATGGAAGTAGGATCATTATTTAATTCAGGGATACTAGGGCAATCTTTCAATTGGTGGGTAGGACAGATTGCTGATGATTCTACATGGAGAGAAAACATTAATCCAGGGAAATTTGAGGATAAGGAAGCAGTTCCTGGCTGGGGTTATCGATATAAAGTGAGGATCATGGGTCTTCATGATCGAGCAACTGAGGTTATTGAATCCGAAGAACTTCCTTGGGCTACTGTAATGTATCCTATTACCAGTGGAGGTGGACAAGCAGGTGCATTCGCCACACCTGCTCTTCGACAAGGGAATGTGGTCTTTGGATTTTTTATGGATGGAGGACAAGAACAAGTACCTGTTATCATGGGAGTGTTGGGTAATAATCTTCAAACGAAACTTCAAACCAAGACAGAATTAACTGGTGGAATTGCTTACTCTGGTGTAAGTGGGTATGCTGAAACAGAAAAACCAAAACTAGAAGCAGAAGAGAGGGTACCTGATAGTGATATGACAATATCTAAACCCGCATCTAAGGAACAAAATATTGAAAAGGCGGCTTTGCGGAAAGCAACTGAGGATCTTAAAGTGGGAGAATCTAATGCGGAAACCATAGCATTAGCAGCGGCTGAAAGAGCGAGGTATGGATAAATGTTAGATAAATTTGGATTACCTACAAATTTTCCTCGTACACCAGGAGAAATAAAAGATATTCAGAATGCTCTTAGTGAGGTAGAAAGTTTTAAAACCCAATGGTCTACGGATGGATTTAATGTAGGTGAGATAGAAGAGTTTGCTAATAGTTTTGTAAAAAATAAAGTTATTGATGGTTTAAAGAGTAGGGTTGCCGATGCTTCTTCTGCTCTTACTCCTGCTGAACCTGGTGCTACCCTTGAAAGTGAAGCAATTCATGTAACAAGTGTGGGGGATGTAAGAAGAGAAGAAAAGTATCAAGAAAAGATTCCTTTAAGTAAAGTACAAGATGCGGTTACTTCGGCTACGAAGGGAATGCAGATTAATATTGAAAATGTGAGTAATAAAATTAACAAAATTTTAGAATCTTATGGAAACTATGCAGACATGGCATCCCGTCCTGAACTGGATATTGAAAAGTTGATTGAAGATGCAGCATCTGTTAATTCCAAATATATGAAGACCATCATGAATAAGATGATGGAATTTACTAACAAGACAGTAAATAAAGAATTATCGGCTGCTATATCCTCCATGCCAGCATCCAAGAGAGCAATGTTTGCTGATATGAAGAATTTAATGAATCAAAATAGTCTTCAATCCTTTGGTGATATTTCTAATGGTATGCAGGGAATGTTGGCTGGAATTTTAAAGCAATCTTTTAATGTAGATTCTTTAATACAACAAGCACAACAAAAAGCATTGAATCCTATTACTCCTATGAGTAGTTTGATGAATGTTAAAGATTGGATTCCCAGTATGCCTGTAACTAAAGGGGAGAAGATTAGATTTAGAAATAATATCTATACTGCTGAAAAATCTGGTAATACTGGTACTACTCTTCCCATAGAGAGAGATGGTTCTCAGCAAAGTGGTAATACAACCTTAAAATTTGATTCTTTCGTAGAAGGAGATGGATCTGATGTTAAGTATGGAGATGTAGGAACTTATCCCAAGGTTCCTATTTGTTATGCTGAAAATATTATTGGTCAAGCATTGGGTGCTAATAAGAAAGCAATAGATCAAGCAACTAGTAATGTTATAGATGGAGTTAATTCTTTTATTGGTGATATCCAATCAGAATTGGATGAAATGGATAAGAAAATGGAACCAAAGGCATTTGATAATAGTGGTGAAGGGAAGGTAATTGGATTTAGTGATGAAGAAGGTGGAGGAAATGTACAAGGTGGTAGTTATTATATAACAGGAGATAATATTGGTGTTACTGGATCGGGAACTGTAACACCTGTTGGAGTTGCCTCTACTGCACCTGGACCAGGTAATGGATTGACTGTTGATATAACTGTATCTAATGGTGGTGCGACAGGTACAACAGAGGGTGAATTGTATATTAAAATACTTGATGGGGGATCAGGATATAATACGGGGGGCGGAACTCCAAGTAATACTGGTACCAATACTGATGAAAGTACAACTGGTGGATCTGGAACCGGATGTTTAGCAAACATTACCTATTCCGGAGGGATAGGAACCAAGGTTACTATTACAGAAGGAAGTGGTGGTACGAATTACATAGCGGGAGATATACTTACTGTTACTGGTTCTAATGGTGGGTCTGGATGTACATTTGAGATCATTAAACCAAGGGGGCGTATTGATTCTGTGATAGGATCTACTCCAGGTATTGTGGTTAATAATCCAGGTCAAGGATATCGAGTGGGAGAATTAGTAACGGTGTTTAGAGAAACTTATAATAGTGTTGCACCTGATGCTACGTTTACCATTACTAGTGTCTCTGATCCTGGTCCAGTTAAGATGGAGGCTCCTAAATCAGGAAAAAATAAACCTCAAAGTATGGGTAGTATGTTAAGTAAAATTGGAAATATTGGAGGCAGTTTAACTAGTGCATTGAATTTTAAAAATATAACATCCAATATTTTTCCTTTTGAACTTCCTCCTGTTCCTGCTATGTCAGATTTCTATACTCTGGCAAGAGGATCTGGTGCTATGCCTGACGGTGAGATGCCAAGTATGAAATCAATTGGGGATGCAGCTGCTAAACAATTCCCAACACCACCCATTAAAGATCCATTATCATTTGTTCAACCTGCTAAGGATGCGCTGGATGTTATTCAGGATTCTAATTTGGATGATGTAATAAATGCAAGTCAGGCAGAACTTGATGAAGCATTTGATATGTTCTAATAAATATACCTATGACATTTAATCTGTTTGGACCACCTACGAAATGTGATATTAAAGTCGGTTATATTTCAACCGATAGAGGATATGTGGCGGGTATAGGTATTCATGATGCTAATGTATATGCTAAAAGCAATCCAGGAACTACTTTTATATTTGCTACCAGAGAAAGAATTAGATATTTAAATATCAATGAGGTTAATAAATTAACTCCTGACGATCTGACTTCCCAAGTAGATGAGTGTAAAGGGATTCAGATGGATAAGAAGTCTGATGATGCACCTATTAAAGTAATTTTTATGGGTGGTGGCGGAATAGGTGCTCAAGCTAATCCTATTATTGGTAGAGATGGTGGAGTTATTGGAATTGATATGGTACATCGGGGATTTGGATATCAATATCCTCCTCAGGTTGAAGTAAGAGATGAATCAGGTATTGCAGCAGGGGCTGTGGTAATCGCTGGAATTGGTACGACGGCTACTGTGTATCAGACTTATGAAGATGAGGAAGATTTTGAGGTATATGATTTAGATACTTGTGCTCCTCGCCAAGTAGGGTTTGGAAGTGTATATAATATTGATGGAAAAAATATTGGATCATGGAATCCTAATCGATATGTTAACCCATCTGAGACACCTTTTCAAGAAACAGTAGAACAATATATTAAATTTTTAAATGCACCCAGAATTCCTTGGTGGACTACACGTACAGAGGCACCTTTAAAGACAACGGGTGATGGTAAAACAACACGAAATTTTTATAAGGTTGATTTTTGGTATTGGAAAGATTTTTTAAACTCATATGGAATTTCACCAGTTCCAAAGTCAAATATAAAAGGATCTGATTTTGCAGGAAAATGGTATACATTTGAGTGGAATGTAGATTTTCCTTATGATGGGGATTATGTTTTTAGAGCACAGTGTGATAATGAGGGTAGATTCTTTTTAGATAATGAAGCGGTTTCTGATTTTAAAATAGGAAAAGGTGGTGCTGCTGGACATGTTTTATCTAATCCTTTACGTTTTAAGGAAACTGTTAAAAAAGGAAAGCATAATTTAAGATTAGAACTTTATAATCATCATTTCAGAGAAAAGTTTAAAGTCCAACAACAAGGAACTGGTCCTCAACAGGATATACGAAATGAAATTCAAGTAGCAGGAACAGATTTTATTAAAAAGAGTAATGGATATTTTATGAAGGTAGGTGGAAATGTACAGACTGAAGTAACATTGAAACTTACTTATAATGATAATCCAAAGACGGCGGGTACTGCAATTACGAAGATTATTATTCCTAATACAGATGGTCCTGATCTTATTTTAGAAAGAGAAAAGAGTGGAAGTAGTTATAAAAAAAGTGGTTCTGTTACTGCCAAGGGTGTTTTTACTAAAAGTGAAGAAGGATATGGACCTATTCAATTGTTTGGAAATGATGGAGGGTCTAAACTTGAACGTAAAAATGTAGCATATGGTGCAGAGACTACTCGTTATGGTGTAATAAATTTCTTTGATACTCATGGTACTGATATCAATGCTTCTTTAAGAGCATTAAGTGCTGTTAATTTACAAGATTCAAGAGAAGTTAGGGGTAAAATAACAGGATTAAAAGCCACAGAGACAACAGAAGTTGTTACTGTTTTTAATACGGTTGATTATATCAATAAAGCCAATAGAAAATTATGGAGAACTAATGTTTATAATCGAGGAGGATTCCTAAATGAGTATGGGATTTGTCCTTTTGATACTAGTGTTGCGTTAAATGACAATCCATATGCAGGAACTCATAAAATTGTATGGGGGAATGTTAATTTTCCTGTGACAGGAAATTATGTTATTGAAATAGCTGTTGATGATAGTGTAAATTTACAGATAGGAGATCAAGTTTCTATTCGTAAGGAAGGATTTAAACCAGGAACATCAGTAGGAACAGGGAAGTATCGTCGCGTTCATACTATAAAGCAAGGAAACTATCCTATTACTGCTGATCTAGATCAAATTACTGGTGGTAGGTTTGGTTTTGATGGGATTAAAGGTACTAATCCTATGGCATTAGCCATTAATATTGAGACTGTATATTCTGAAAATGAAAGAATAGTGCAGAAGTCTTGGGAAGAAAATCCTATGTCTATTGCAATGACCATTGAAGCTCCCGCACCACCTATTCCTCAACAACCTGTACCAGTACAGACCGGTGCTTGTCCTCCTAATCCTTTCTGGACTACCAGATTTCCGGCTAAACAACAGTGGCATCCAGTAGCATTTAAGCATTGGCCTAAGTTTATTAATAAGTATGCAATGTCTCCTGTTCCTCCTTATGATGATAAGAATACCTCAGGTGGGGGTGGTATTTGGATTAATGAGTGGACTATTGATGTTCCTTATGATGGATATTATAAGATGAAGGGAGAAGTGGATGATGAGGCTGAGTTCTGGATAGATGGGCAGAAAGTATTAGATCTTCAAAAGAAAAGGAAAGGAGAGTCTAAATTCTTTTTAAAAGAAGGATCTAAAACTATAAAAGTGGAGATTCATAATTATAAATTTGAAGAGACTAAGTTAATTGATCAAAAGATTTTTAATACTTCTGATTGGTTAGGGAATACGGCTCTTCCTGCTACAAAGAAGAGTGTAAGATTTAAGATTACATCAGGTTCTATGTTTTCTAATGGAATAGAGATTCCTGAATTAGGTATTAATTTTGCTAAGGAATTTACTCCCGTTAGAGATGCAGATGGAAATATTTTAGGTCAAAAAGGTCAATTAAAAGAAGCTTTAGTAAAAGAAGTAGAGATTAATAAAGTATATACTATAAAGGTGACAAGTAAAGAGACAAAACAGGGAGTAAGATTAAGAGCAAAAGGATCTGTTTTACAGATGGAAGATCATACTGATGGAGATTGGAGCGATATTCAATGTGCTGCTAGTGATGGAAGATTCTATGATTTTAAAAATGGTCCTAATGAAGCAACGTGTAAGTTTATAGTCACTAAACCACCTAAGGTTTCTGATAAAACTACTTTGGTGGGAGGAACTATACGAGAGGGAGTAACTTATGAAGGTCCCCGTCTTGCGAGTTATGGTTCTTTTCCTGATATGGGAAAATTATTTTCTCCTTTCCATCAAGATCCTCAAGAGATTATGGGTAAGTCTTGGAATCTAAAATGGAAGAATGTTAATTTTCCAGAGAGTGGAACTTATACTTTAAATATTATTGCGGATGATACTTTAACCGTCAAGATTGATGGAAGAGAAGTTGGTTTCGTGAAAGTAATGCAAGGAGTAAGAAGTTATAACTTTGAGGTGGCAGCAGGAAAGCATTCAATAGAGATGAAATTAACTAATATTCCTGCTCCTGTGGGGACTACTTTCCGTACTAATCCTGTTGTGGGGGGAGCTCTTATAACAAGAAAGGTGAGAGTGGGAACAGGAGTTCTTAAACCATGGATGGTTAATCCTGTTTATGTTGCTGCTAAACTTATTCCTCCTCCTTGTCCTAAGGCAATAGGAGGTAAAGGTACGGTTGATCCAGTGCGTCCAATTGATCCTGGATGTGGATACCGCCCTCCAAAGGGTCCAGGATATCCGGTGGGGTTAAAATTAACCGAGATAGTTATTACGAATAAGGGTATTAATTATAATTGTGCAGTAGATCAAGTAGTGATAGAACCTAATGAAGGGGGTGCTAAACTTTCTTTATGTGATTGTGGTCCTTTTGGTACTATTAATAAAGTTTGTGTAGATGATGGTGGATTTGGATACACTAAGGTTCCTAAGGTTAGAATCATTTCTGATACTGGAATAAATGCTGAATTGGTTCCTGTATTTGAAACTGTTCGTGATCCTGTTGGTCCTGCTATTGATCAGGATAAATTAATTCAGGTTACTGATCTTGTGGGTGTAAAGCAGACAGGATATTATGAGGGTCGTGCATATTATGGGGCTATCTTCTATAAAGAGGGTGTTAAATACGCAGGATATTATGAAACTCCTGGTGAATTAGTTCAAATTTATGATACAATGCAAGAAAGTATTGATGGTATGGTTACTACACCTCCATCAGCAATCCTCAGACAGGGTACTGATATAAGTAGTGATGATCCCAATCTTAATATTCCTGGTACTCCTGATAATCTAGTATGACAAAAGGAACTCCGATAGTTCAGCAGAACGATAGACTAAGGAAAGATCCTCCTACTAGTCCGCCAACGGATACTGCCAAGCAGAATTTTTCTGCTCAACAGTATGGAAATGCAAAGGGACATATTTGTTTTGGAAAAATACATAAGCAAGGAGATGTTACAGAAGGAGTTGGTCTTCATACTCCCGATGGAGAGCATCAATTATCATTAGATATTGATGGACCTCGTGCAGGATGGACTGTTTCTACCAGTCCTGGTTCTTTTATGGTGGAATGTGGGAAGAAGAATAATGATAAGGTAGATAGTTTGACTCTTACTGCATGGAATGGTAATATTGTTCTTAAAGCTCACAATGGTAAGATTAGATTAGAAGCAGATGATATTGAGATGACTACAATGGGTAATGGATCCCAAGGTAATGTAGAAATCAATGCAGGTCAGGATGTTCTTATTAATGCACAAAGGAAATTCTTGGTAACTGCTTCTTCTTATGCTAAGATTGCTAGTGCTGGTGACTTTGAAATGGCAGCCAACAGTGTGATGTCTGTCTATGGAGCATTATTTAATGCTGTTACTGATTCGGTGACAGGAAAACCTGCTAAGAATGGTAGCGGCCAACGTGAAAGAGAAAAGAACAATCAAGTATAGGAATTAAAATGGATCAAAAAGACACAGTAGTTTTTGGTAAATCAGTAAGAGTAGGATACGGTGCTATTTGTCCTGCTATTAAAGAAGGTGATGAAGAAATTTGTGGAAGTATACATGCCGAAGGTCCCGTAGTTTTTGGAGAACCTTCGGAGTTTGATCATGCTGGTGCAACTTTAATGGTGGGATCTTTGAGTAATGATGATCCTGATTGTGAGATGCCCACTAAATCTCTTGGTATTTCTGGTGGTATTCCTACGGCTCAATGGATTAAGGGTGGAGTTTTCCTAGATGGAGATTTATATGTCACAGGATCTGTTGATTGTGTTTCCACTGGACGTTTAGAAGCAAGACATTCCGTAGCAGATGGTCTTCCTAAGAAATTTGATATTCCTCATCCATCACGGGAAGGATATCGTCTTGCCCATGCATGTATTGAAGGTGCAGAGGTTGGGGTTTATCATAGAGGAAGAGTAAGGAATAAAAAAGAAATTGAACTACCTGCTTATTGGAAAGATTTGGTACATGTAGATAGTATTTCGGTACAACTTCAACCAATCGGTGCTCATCAGAATATTATTATAAAGAGATGGGATGATGAGAAGATATATCTTCAAGCACATGGTGGAATGCCTATTGATTGTTTCTTCCACGTATATGCAGAGAGAAAGGATATTAATCCCTTAACTGTGGAGTATGAAGGTAAGACTTGGGAAGATTATCCTGATAAAGATGCCAATGATCCCAAATATGCTGGTCAGAACACAATAACGGGTTGACACCTTTCTAGAAATGGTATATAGTATCTGTGTTGAGTTGACGAACTTAACACGGGAGTGACTGAATAAACTTGCTGGCATAAGGCTAGTTAAGGTGATGAGACACAGGTGGTGCTGCACCGCAAGGTGAATCGACTTACCAGTCGGGTCTCAGATAGTACAGTAA